ATTCGGTGAATCACGGAGCTTCTTCTTATCAAATGTATTATCACTATGTGCAATAACAAGCATAACCTTCATAGGATCTAACTGAATCATAGGATGCTTATAATCATCTAAATAAGATCTCTCTTCTGCAAAGGTTACTGTTTCATCATATAGGTGCTTATTTGCGTATGATTTCCTCCATGCCATTGTACCATTTGTCGCATGATTTGCATGATAAGGGCCGAGCTTCCAGATTTCTTTTATATCCGAAAAATAAAGATTGATTTCTGAACTTCCTGCGAGCTCATACGTTGGATTCCGCGAAAAAGAAAAAACAACATGCTTCACGCGATTTGGAAAATAGAAGTCATCGTCATCCATTGCAATAATAATATCACCCTTTGCCTCCTTATTCAATAAGTTCCTCTTTCCACCAATATTCTTCTTCTCTTCATCATAAATATACCGCAAATTAGGTATTTTTTTCTCAAACTTCTTGAAAATATCCTCCACTTTATCATCGCCGTCGTCATAAATAATCCATTCCATTCTATCCAGAGGATATGTCTGCTGGAGATAACAGGTAATTAGACTTGGGATAAATTTACGTCGATTATACGTTGGTGTAATTACCGAGACAAAAGGTTGCATTCTATTATACTAATACATCTGATCCCTTAAGTTCAGGTGTAACTAGAGGCTGAACTGGTGTAACATCAAGAGGAAGAATAATTCGTTTAAAAACAAATAAGAAGAAAAGGATTTTTACCCACCAAGAAGAACCATCATAATCAATTAAAGGTGCAAGTAAAACTTCACAGTTTGGACCAGGAGGTTTAATTCCTAAAAATGACCTCCTCATTGCTGCAATATAACTTATTGGAAATAAAAGACAGCCATAAATGAAATAATATAAGCGGAAATGTAAGGCTTCTCCATAATTATACGAATTCATTGATGCCAACCGACCACCGTATAAAACAATTACAACTGCCGCAAAAATAAGAAAAAAATTCCACATACGTGAGATAAAACGACTAAAAGAAAAGGTTGCATTTTCTACTTTTTCCTTTGCTGCTTGTAGTTTTTCTGCAGCAGTTTTCAGAGTTATAGATTTTGCCTCATCTTTTGCGGTATCTACAATAACTTTTATTTTTGCATCTACTTCCGCTTTCTTCTGAATAAGTGCTGTAGGTGTTAGAGATCCTGGATTTTGTGAAAAGCTTTTTGCCTCTTCAAGAAGCTTATCGAGGTTACCCTTTGTAAGACTACTGACTCCGGGAATCTTCGATAAGATATCTTTTGTACTGTTTGCTTTATCTAATACACCATGAAAAGAGCTTAAACTTCCTGTTAGTCTCGATCCATACTCAGAAGCTAATTTATCTATATTTGGATCCATGAGCGAACCAAATAAATTGGTTCCTATAAAACTTTTAATTGCATCCATGTGTCCCCTGCTTACCGTTGGTACAATAAATTTAAGAAAAATCTTTTGACTTTTTCTTATTTTTAACTACTACCAGTAGAAGCATGGTAACACAAACTAGAAAGGCTGGAAAGGAGTATATTATTGCTATCCCTTCTTACAAACGTGCAGAAACTCTCCGCGATAAGACTCTTGCGACATTAGAGAAATATAACATCGAGCCGCGGAAAATTCATGTCTTTGTTGCCAATAAAGAAGAGGAGGCTATCTATAAAAAGACACTAAAACCTGGATCGTATGGGCGGATTATTGTTGGCATCGTCGGCATGGGTGCTATCCGCAACTTTATTAGCAATTACTTTCCTATTGGAAAGAAGATTGTAAATATCGATGATGATATTACTGGGTTTCTAGAATTTGATGAACGGGTTCGGCGCCATGAGAAACCGCTCCGCTCCCTCAAAGATGTCATTGCACGCGGATTTGCAGAATGCCAGAAAGTAGGTGCGCGCCTCTGGGGTGTATATCCTGTTGCAAATGGTTTCTTCATGAAGGCTGCACCTAGCACGGATCTCAAATATATCATTGGAAGTGTCTGGGGCTGTATTAACCCTGGAACAAAAGAAATTAAAATTACTCTTGATGATAAAGAAGATTATCAGAGGAGTATCTTGTATTTTAAGGCAGATGGTGCAATTGTTCGTCTGAACAATGTATCCCCGAAATCTGCTTATTATAAGGAACCTGGGGGCATGCAGGAAGAAAGATCGAAGGAACGTGTTGAAAAGTCTGCGCGGTGGCTTGTTGCCGAATATCCTGAGTATGCGAAACTAAATCCGAATAAGAAGAGCGGGTTCATGGAAGTGAGACTTCACTACTCTGCAGCTGCAGCTGCTGCTGCGGAGGAAGAGTGATCTCGCCCTCTACAAGTGGAATCTTCTCCAGCGCAACTTCAACTGCCTTCATGGCAGTCTTAATCCGCATCATCTGCTTTTCACAGGCATCATGATTCGGAAATGAAAGCGTCTGCATTTTCTGTGTATGGTAGTACAGACATAGATAAGGCCGACCAACACAATTTGTCGTCATGCTAACATTTGCTAGACTAGGGACATGGATAATATCGGATCCTATGCGAAGAAACCTTGACATTTTACTGGTTATCTAGTAACGTCGTGACTTAATTTTAGGAAGTCACTACTTCCTTAAAATTAATGTCAGCAGCACCAGAGGTGCTGCTGCTGAGCGCTCGTCCAAAGGACGAGCTGTCCTACGACTAATTTAAGTACCAACGTTATAAATTAACTGGCTTCAAATTTATAATGCATACTTGACTCCGCCCATTCCACTCGTAACCTCAAAGAAGTTTAGACTTTCAACATAAATCGTAAGATTGTACGTATAAGTTGTTCCTGACGGGAGGGGATAGACATCTACCTCAACTTGGAAATTACGGATAAGGCTGCTATTGAGACTTCCAGATGGCTGGGGAGTTGGACTATGGAGCGCAAAACTGTAGATTGGGACAAGCGTCTTTGTTTGACCAGAACTAAACCTCCATGGAACAATCTTCGTAAAGTAGTCAATTGTCTTTTCTTCCTGAATCTCATTTCCGTCGCAGAGGACGCGGATTGCGCGGAGAATATTCATCTGCCCCTGCGGAACAAAGATTCCTGAAGAAAATGCACTAACATTCATTGGCGTATTTCCTGGCGTTGGATGATACGGGGGATACGGGAAGTTCCACCAGTTTGTCACATTTGCAAAGTCATTCCGTGAAGTCGTATCTGATCTTTGTGTAAAGAAAAGAAGGCGTGTCAGTGGATTATGAGTCTCTAGATCTAGAACTTGGCGATTAAAGAGACCCTGGAAAGGATAGGGTGTGATCTGATTAAAGACATAGGAGAGAGGTGTCGTTGCAAAGAGTTTCTGCTCATCTGATGGAAGATAGATATAGGTGCTCTGTATGCGAGGATTCAGATACCACTGATTCATAATAGGTGGAGATGTCCCATGATCTGTTAAAAAATACTTTATTTGGCCACTAATATCAAGTGTCGTTCCATATGCTGGAATATTCATTAAGATATCGGATGTAGGTGCATTCATGCGATAATTCGGTGCAACACGGAATCCTGATGCATCCAGATATGTATAGAGTTGATTAATCGGATTCAGTGTAATCTGTACTTCACAATCGTGATACTGCAAACCTACAAGAGGAAGTGCCTGTGAAGTTGCCTCGGAAAACCAGAAAGAAAGAGGAACATGAATGTCTTGTCCAAAAATACTCGGACGATTGGCTTGTCCTCCAGCCGGCTGTGTAGAATCACGAAACACATGCGGATAGCCTGTGGCATTTGTGCCGCCTGCATAAATGCCCTTTGCAGGATCTATAAGTTCAGGAACATCGCCAATTAGAATTCTCCATTTTTGGAATGAATCTGCATCATAATCAGCAAGCGCACGTGTCATTAAATAGGAGCCGTCAAACTCCTGTATCTTCTGGCCACCTACGAAAAAGGCTGCATTGTTTATGATAGCTGCACCAATATAACGCACCCACTGAAATTGATATTGATTTGTTCTTTGTACAGAAGGTGGTACATATTTACTATAAATATCAGGGAGGCGAAACGTGAAATACATGTCGGAGAGAAGGTCGCCAACACGTTGAATCTTTGCACGGAGAAGAATCTTCTGGTCGAAAAAGAGTTCATTCGGTCCATCCATCGTAGATGTTACATTTTCCATCGAGAAATGCGTATAACGCCTAAATGCCTTGTAAAAATACGTCATCTGTGGATTTCCAGATAAAAGTACATTTTGTGTTCCATATGCAATCAGTGATAAGAGACCTCCTCCCGTCATTCTTTTGTTATGAAATATTAAGTGCTTTAGGTTATTGACAGTCGGTAAAAATAATAAGTATAATTAAGACTTATTATTTTTTTGTTAAACGATGCCTTTAATGCGGGGCTACAGTGGTCATCCACCAATTATCTGAAAAATAGGGAGGCTTATCCATTGATTTCTGATTTACCTTCTGAGAGGGACCAGCATTTAACAGTCTATTAATCTCAATAAAGGAGAGTGAATACCGGGTATAAATTAATTCACTTAACCACCCCTTGAAGGTCCCCTCGAGTTCAAAACTTGTCTCTTCACCAAGAGAAGGTGCGCTCGTATTCCGTAATACATAGTTCGTGTTTGAAAAGAGAACTATGTCCTGGAAATTCTGATACGGGACACCATTTCCAAAGCGGATCTTATTAGTTAGATTTCCATTAATATAGACCTCCATCGCGTTTTTTCTGCAATTGAGAACTACATGGAACCACTTGCTAACGGGAATGTTCATCACATCAACATATGTATAGGGGTTCTCAGTTGAGTTCATGATTATGCGGAGAGCATTGTTATTCGAATGAACAAGAACCGCAGGACCCATCAGCGGCCAGATACATCCCATGCCCTTGTGCCATACATGGTGGAACTTCGCGTTGCCAGTAAATGTATTCGGGTTTATGTACATGAAGAAGGAATATGCAAATTCGACTCCTGATGGCTCATTCTCGGAAAAGAGAATAGGCTTCGCATCAGGATACTTTCCAATATCTTGGTGAATGACTAAACTCTTATCGTCTGCAGAAACAGTGTAGTCCATTAACTTTACATAGCGGTCGCCAAGGGTATCTATGCCCTTGTAGAGTCCTTCAGCCAGGAAGAAAACACCTACACCTATAGCAACAATAAGTAAGCCAATCATTACTTCATAGCCTGTTGAATTTGCCGTAGGCTGAGGTCCATAGTAGGATGACATCTCTAACGTTAGTACTTAAATTTAAGGAAAACTCAGAGAGTTTTTATTAAAGTTGAGTTTAATGATACTACTCTTTACGTAGGTACTGTATTACCACATAAGTCATAGCATGTTTTCTCACCCACAGTCGCTTGGTTAGGGGGGGTCGGCTTCGGCTGGAACCAGCTCATCAGATAGGCCCAAGGATCCGTGGAGCCTCCTGTAGGACCCGCCATGTAGCTGCGATAGACTGCATCAGGTCCCATTGCATAATTGTGCGTGCTGACATTACTTATATATCCATCGAAACCGCCGCGATCCACTAGTTTTACAGTTTGCCCTGTCGGATCTACCTTGAAAAAGCTCTTAAGGACACACGAACGAACAAGCTTTCCATCCATATAGATATCGCATGTGCGCCCATTGAGGATAACAGTCAGCTGGATCCACCGCTGGAGGTCAATCTCATCAATGTCGCATGCAGGCATACTGTGCGTCAGACCATCATCAAATGAGAGCGGCTTGAATAGGTCAGAAACATCCCTCGTGGTGAGAGAGATATCCTGTGTTGTTGTCTCACGCCATGAACCGCCGCTGCCACTGGCACTGCTGCCGCTAGCGCTACTGCCGCTAGCGCTACTGCCGCCCCTGCCCCTGCCACTGCTGCTGCTGGCTGACCATGTATTATAATTACCACTTCCATCACGGTAATTCTTACTGGAAGAAGAAGAAGAGCCAGCACCACGATCACCCCCTGCGGCTAATTGTGCATTTACACCTCTCTTATCCCATGACTTGCTTTCACGATATTCCGCATTGGCTTCAGCAGTAGAGATTGCTGAACCAGATTTCTTCTTAAGACCATTCACATCATATCCTGATGCATCACGATGAGGGTAATCCGCATAATGTTCGCGCGATTTTCCACCGGACACAGATGCAGTGTGTGTGCGAACCATAAGAGAATTCTTGAACGCGCCTAGTGCAATTAGCAGTGTTGAGAAATTCGATCCTCCCAGCTGGAACACATGTTTCCGCGTGCCATAGTTCTTCTTCCATCCACTCAGATATAGCCATAGATTTACAGTATATTCACCACCTTCATAGATCTTTGATTGGTTTGTTATTGTCTTTGTCCCCTGATTCGCATAGATCTTGTTGGATAGGATTGTAATACCCTTGTCCGTGATATCACCGTAGAAAAACTTAAATGAATAATACATGATAACAAGTGCAGCTGCAACAATTACAAGATTTACAAATCCTGAAATTACAGAAGTCCCATTGCTAGGATTTGCTTGCATACTCTCTAAGGTTAGTACATAAATTAAGCATAAGAACTATCCCAGTCCATCCAGGGTTTAGAAGGTCGGACTGCAGGACCACATGATCCTGTTAAACAAAGTGACGGAAATGTAAATCCTGTAGCGCCTTGAGGAGAACCATCTTTTTTAGGTAAAGTCAAATAGGGCGCCCCACGTGTATCAGTTGAAGAAGAATAGACTCTAGAAATTTCTGCAGCCTTCTGTGCAGTGTAATAGACCGTAAGTGCTCCACCATATCCACTAAACCCGGGATTTCCTACTGTCATTCCTTTTGTTGAATCGAGTGCAGTTCCCATCATGTAAAGAACTTTCTGTGATGCTACTAAACGGTCATTATAATACACATCAAAACGACGCCCATCACGGACAACTGTGAGCATCACCCACTTCTGTACAGGGAATGTAGGTAAATTGATTATTTCAATATTTGCCTGTGAAACCTTTGTTCCACCACTGGCAGAAATAGGGTTTCCTGATCCATCCATATTTGTCTGTGTCTTAATCGCAAGTTGGGCCATGACTTTTCCTTGGCGACCCGCATCAGGTGCAGAGAGAAGTTCAACTGAAAATATATCCGCAATTTGGATAAGCGGGGTATATCCAGTACGCGTGCATCGGCTACAGTTATTGCTTAGATCACATTTACATGTGTGAAACCTTCCATCGTCACATGATGGATTTCCAGGTCTTCCACATACAATTGCTGATGCCGTACGCTGTAAAGGGCTCACGAAAAATAATCCCTGTACTGTAATACTCGTATTTGTCGAAAATTTTTCTGAAATGTCAGAAGAAAGGATACTGTGACTTGTTGATAAATCATAGGGTCCTGTTGCCGATGTTGAAAGCGATTTCGACAAAAGTTGTGGATAGAAAAAATAAACGACACCGACAACTATTAATGTGACAGTGACAAGTATTATAATTGCATATATCCACCAGTCCATCTAGAGATTACAGATAAAATTAAGATGTTGCATCAACTAGTTTTAAAAAAATCAGCCCCAACAGGAACAACCGCATTACGTATTTGCGTTGCTGTCAATATAAGAGGTGTAAAAGATAACTTTCCTATT